TTTCGTTCTAACATTTTTATTTCTTCCTTGTGCGTTTTCAAAAAATGAACTCTATCTAATAGTTTTTTAATAGCAGGCACTCTATCTATCGAATGTAATAAATTTATATCTTTTGAATTAACCGTCTTTATTGTTTTTGAATGAGCATGATGATGCATATAATTATTAACTTCGCCTGCTGTCCTTATCATTAATTGTGTTAAGGGTTCTATATTTGATTTCATTTCTGGCAGTTTCTCGTACCAATATTTTATTTTTGAAAATTCAGACATTATATATTATATATTATATAATATATATTATTGTCTTGACATGTCTTGTCATGTCTGGTCATTGTCGTGTCATGACTTGTCTGGTCAAGTATTGTCTTGTCTGGTCCTTGTCATATTTAACCGCATATGCTTTTTCAAAACTAATTTATTATTTATATAAATGAATCATATATAAAATAATTATTTTACAACCCACCCGGAAACCCTACCAGATTCGCACCGATACCAAAGCCGGCACCCGATCGCGCGTTCACACCCATACTAGGAATATAGGTATCCAAAATACTAAAGGTTGCCGCTGCGGTCAAGGCAATCATGGCGATTTCATCTAAATTCAAAGAACGCTTGGGGATGGCAAATGCCGCAATGGCAACCATAAAACCTTCAACTAAATATTTAATAGCACGTTTAACTAATTCACTAAGATCAAGTCCGTCCATAAATCGCATATTATACTAAATATAAAGAAAAAAATATTTTCAATTAAGAATTAATATATTATAAATTAAACAAACTTAAAATATATATTATATAATAAGTTATAATGAGCACTCAACAAACTTCCACAACCGTTAATTTTGAGCATAGATTTGATCTAGACGGGTCATCTAATCCAAAATATGTTGATGTTTTAGACGAAGATAAGCCTCTTTCTGGCCAAAGATTTGCTTGTCTTTCCTTTATTTCTCCAGAAAAAATACTTAAGCAACGAGACTTATTTAATTTTGAGGCTTTCCTAAAGCAATGGGATATGAATAAATCGCTTCAAAAATATAATCATTTTATGAGTTTTCTCGCATATAAATATGGATTAAACTTTGATAATTTGACGAAAGACTTACAAGAGTTCTGTAGCGAAGAAAAAGAAAATCTATTTACCTATACGATCGAAGATGACTATAAAAATTTTATTGATTTGAATGAGCAGAAGCTAGATGAAGAGTTTAATTCCACGTATAAGTTCCAGACGAGTGTTCGTGGCGTTAAAGTGCGAGGTTCTTATCCCAGCCAACAAGAAGCCGAGTTGCGCTGTAAATTGTTGCGCGAGGTTGACCCGAATCATGACGTGTTTGTGGGGCCGGTCGGTATGTGGATGCCGTTTCACCCCGAAGCCTATAAAACCGGGCGGGTTGAGTATTTGGAAGATGAACTAAATCAGCTGATGCATGAGAAGGATAAGAATGAGAAGCAAGCAAAGACTGAATTCGACACACGTGTGCGCGAGTCAAAAGAGAAGGCTATTGCGGATAATATGAAAAAGGCACTTGAAAGCGGAAATGTGCTCACACAAACCATAAATTCCGAAGGACAGTTAGTAAGTGTAAAGGATATGAACACAAGCGAACTTAGTCTGAATGAGAATAGTTCTTTATCTGATATTCGCAAAGAATTGTTTGAAGGTGAAAATGTAGTTACTGATTTTAAAAATTCGGACCACGGGCTTAGCGAGTTGACAAATAAGCCTATGTGAAATAAGCCTATGTGAACTAAGAATTTGTGAACTATATAAATATAAAATTGATATATAACAATAATAATAAAATAATATATAATAATTGATATTATATATTATAACAATGCTTTGCGAATTTTCAAATTGTGCTAAAAAAATAAAGGTTTCTGATAAAATAATAGGCTTATGTAAATGCGGAAAAACTTTCTGTATTCTACATAGATTAGGGGAAACGCATAAATGCGGATACAACTATAAATCAGAAATTAAAACCGAAGATTTTATTACAAAAAATAAATGCGTTGGGGATAAAATAATTAGAATATAAATAATAAAATTATTATTCTTAAATAAAATCACATACTAACTCATTATAATCATTCGGCATAGTTTTTTCAACTGATATGTTATCACGAGCCCACGTCCCACATAATTCCACATTATGTCCCCTATAATCTCCTCCTCCGCAACCATTTCCTTCGGATACTAGTAACGGCAATGGATGAATGATTAAATTATATTTATTTTCCGGACAACGTTCTTTATCTACATATAACTTTTGCGAATGATTTACAATATAACGATAACTAGATGTATCATGTGATGTTGGAGATTGTAACAATCCAGTATAATTATCATACACCTTTTTGTATAAGTTTTCTGATTCATTGTTTTCTGGTTCCGCATAATCTCCTGCCCAAACAATACGAGACATATAAAACATTCCTTCTGGACTAATGAGATGTTCAAATGCTTGAATGAAATTATTTCCAATATAAGAATGTTCCGTTAGTTTTATACCATTTCCATAATTATTAGCACTCATCCACATACGAATTATTTCCGTTGTTCTTTTAATATCAGATAAAATAATTGCAACATAATACTGACCCATATATAAATATATAAATATATAAATATATAAATATAATAAATATAAATATTTTCTACCATTTGGTTTTTTTCACACTAATTTTTGGCCCCGCGCCGCGTTTTTTTGCGTTTTGTGGATCATATGTGTCCTCTTCTTCATCCGAATTAAAATCTTTTGATAACTCCCAAAATTCTTTTGACCCGAGTTTAAAGGGTCCATGGGGTTCAGCTTTATACCAAAAAATTTGGTCGTGTAATTTATTTGATTTGGAGTTATTATTAATCACCAGACATTCAAAATTTTCCGTACATTGATCCATCACTTGGCAAAATGATTCAAACGTCGGAAACATCCCGGCATAATTTTCCCAAATACGTTTTCTATTCGCAATGTAGGGTTCTCTGAGAATAAAAACATAATCTATATTTGTTCTTAAATTCGGCGGTATACCAAGCGGATACTGCATTGTGATAATTAGCATGATTTTCCAGTGCCGTCCGTTCATAAATAACAAGCGCATCATTTTATCTTTGGTCCAGGTCGCATCATATAAACAATCATCTAAAATAACAAAGGCGCGGGGGTCAATCGTCGTTCTTTTATATTGGTCCATTTCTTTTTTAACTTGTTTTAAAACCGTTTTCTGTCGTTTAAGAATGTTCTCTATAATAGCCGTATTGTATTCATCATGAATAAATAATTTGGGCACATGCGAACCATAAAAACCGTTCCCGGCTTCTGTCCCGGATATAACAGTGCCGATAGGAATATCTTGGTGATAAAATAACAAATCTTGAACCAGGTAACTTTTACCCGTATCACGCCGTCCGATTAATACCACGACCGGCCCTTTATTTTCATCTGGTTTAAAACTAATATCGCGCATATTAAATTTTTTTAATTCTAAAGTCATCTATAATTTGTGTATATTATAATCATATTTTTTTACCGCATTATAATAAATATTAAATATAATATTTTATATATAATATTTAATGGAAGATTATCGTTGTTTTTCTAATCCAAGTGAAGATAATTCCTCTAGTGATTATATTTTAAGGAAAAAACAAAAAACAATTTATACTGATGTGCTTAAGCAATACCCAAATAATTTTATTAAACACAATGGCCTGAATTATACTGAGAACTTTGTTTTAAATGGACGCTGTCTTGGTTTCGCCAAAAGTTATGATTTGCTTACCGACATTAAGCGAGGCAACTGTTCGAATTCTTCCAATATTCCTGCCTTAAACAGCTATGAAGCATGGAGCGGTAGTTTATATTCAGTTAATTACTCGGCAAATAACGTGAATACGGTAGTTGATACTTCTTATAATGCAGGAAACGGAAATCAGATTATCTTTCCAATGACGCAACCCGCCGAACTAGCAGATATTTCCTGGAATGGGTTGTATCCAGGTGTTATAATTGACCCGAGTTATCTTATTTTTGACCCGGAATGTATAGAAAATACTTGGCGGAATAAATTAGTTGATGTAAGTTTTAATAATACGAATTATTATATTCAGAGCAATAAACTGTCGAGTAATTATAACTATCGCACTAGCTGTTGTTTAATCCCGGATAGGATAGGTCTTTATAGAACGGCGGTTGTTTTTGAGGGACAAATATATGTTTCTAGTGATTCTGGACAAACTTGGATAGCAAAAGATTCTGATAGATCCTGGCAGGGTATAGCAATGTCGGCTGATGGAAGCAGACAAACGGCTGTTGTTTATGGGGGACAAATATATGTTTCTGATAATTTTGGAGAGACATGGATCGCAAAAGATGAGCCTAGATTCTGGTACTCTATAGCAATGTCGGCTGATGGCAGCAGACAAACGGCTCTTGATTATAGAGGACAAATATATGTTTCTGATAATTTTGGTAATACATGGACCGCAAGAGATAGTAATAGAAAATGGACATCTATAGCAATGTCGGCTGATGGAAGCAGACAAACGGCGGTTGTTCAGGAAGGACAAATATATGTTTCGAGTAATTTTGGGAATACATGGATCGCAAAAAATGGGGCTACAACCTGGAGATCTATAG